GTACAGTTGTGTGTATGGTGGCGGGTACAGTTGTGCTGTTATTATCTGATTTGTGGCGGGTACAGTTAATTTGTGGTTTTGTGTTTTTGCCTCTTGTATCTCGATTTGTATCCATAGGCGTATAAAGGCGGGTACAGCATCACTATCCATCGCCTATGGTTTTGCAGGTTGTACGTGGTTGGAGTACAGCAGAAAGCCACCAGATAGCCTTGCAGCTGTTAGAAATGTTCTTGGGTACAGTTGCATCCCTTCTTAGTGCAGAAAGGAACTGTGAGCCACAGAGCCTTATGCAGCAAGGCTTTGGCATTGATTCGATGGGATTGACTTGGCGTGATTACTATCACATTGACCAAAACCAACAAATAAACATTTGTACAAATGTTTAATCTTGCGTATATTAACAATGCTTTCAAAGCTAACGACTAAGGAGAAAACAATGGCAAAGGTCATTGCAATAGCAAACCAAAAGGGTGGCGTGGGAAAAACCACTACGGCCACCAACTTAGCCTGCCAGTTTCACGCTGAGGGTGATTCTGTGCTGCTGGTGGACTTAGACCCGCAAGGCAGTGCAACAGATTGGTCATCAGAGCAAACCAGTGATGACACATTCCCAGTGATTCAGATGGGTAAGAACCTGCCAAGAGACTTGCCGAAAGTTGCGCGTGGGTATGACTGGGTGATCATTGATGGTGCCCCACAAGTAGCTGACCTGGCTGCTGCAGCGGTAAAAGCTGCTGATGTGGTGCTAATCCCATCAACACCATCACCTTATGACATCTGGGCATGTGCTGACTTGGTGGATGTGATCAAGGTGCGTCAGGAAGTGACTGATGGACGACCAAAGGCAGCGTTCCTGGTCACGATGGCCATCAAGAACACTCGCCTGAGCCGTGAAGTGAAAGAGGCTCTGGAAGGGTACGAATTGCCGGTGTTCAACTCACAGACCACCCGCAGCGTAGTGTATGCAGAAACGGCAAAAGATGGTGGCAGCGTTGTGGAACTGGACAGCGACCACCCAGCGGCCTTTGAGGTTCGCCAGATTGCCAAGGAACTAAGAGCGTTTATCAATGAGTGATAGAAAGAGTTTGGCGGATGTAGCCAAAAAGCGTAATGAGCGCAAAAAAAGCAACTCTCAGGCAAAGCAAGCCATGAAGAACAACCCGTGGCTGGAAGGTGCTGTACACAACGGCCGCTTTGATATTGATAAGCGCCTGCACCGTGCATTGAAAAGCCTATCTATGGTAACTGAGTCACCAGAAGAACAAGATAATGGTGACATTAAGTTTAAAAGCGTATCCATGCGGATGCTGATGACAGAAGCTGTATTGGATCTAATGGAGAAGTATGAAAAAGGTGAAGGTAACTACCCGTTTGAAGAAGGGTGTGAAGACTGGAACTGGAAGTAACTGAAAGGCTGTGGGGCTGGGCGGCAACCCAAACCCCACGGTGACAAAACAACCCCTAACGACTAAGTAAGAAGGTAAGCTATGTCTAAACAAGACTATAACACCGTTCGCGGCTTAAAGCTGCACGAAATCCAGAACAACCCACGCAACCAAGCCCTAGTGCGTGAGTACGCCACCCACTATTGCACAGGTTTTATGCAAAAAGCCTTGCTTAAACTCGCATTGTAGGCGGGTACAGTTGCCGCTTTGGAGGGTTTCAGGTATTCTGAAGCCCTCTCAAAAATACAAAAGCGGTAGACCGCACCCGTTAGCCTTGCGGCTTTTTTATGCCTGCAATTCAGCGTAGCTGTATCTATATGGCGGGATGACAGCCCTTAATACAATACCCGCAAGGGGAATAGGGGCGGCATGGGTTTCCTTTTGTACACCCTGAGAGTGAGTCCCGCCACCACTCAACCCAATAGTGGCAATCTCTCAAAAAAAGGATACATCATGGACTTACAAAGCTACGTTGCCATGAGCAACGACCAAATCACCACCACTTCCCTACAAGTAGCCAAAGCCTTTGGCAAGCGCCACAGCCACGTACTTGAAAAGCTTAATGCACTAGATTGCTCTGACGAATTTGCATCAGCCAACTTTTCGGCTGATGTTCAAAAGGTCGATATTGGCAACGGTGCCCAGCGTGAATCAAAGATCTACCACATGACCAAAGACGGCTTTATGTTCTTGGTGATGGGATTCACTGGCAAGCAAGCGGCGGCAATCAAAGAAGCGTACATTGGTGCTTTCAATGCTATGGCTGATGAGCTGCTGCAACTCACCCTACAAGCAACCCAACCGCAGCTGCCGCAACTAAGCGTTGGCAACATTGTTGATATTGAATTGCCATTTGCTGACTCAGTAGGATTTGAAAGCAATGGAACCACATGGATCACTGAGCGCCACATTTGGCAGATGTTCTATTACAACTCCCCTTTCTACTTCCGAAATCTGTTTTACAGCCTAAAGCACATGCTTCCAGAGGGCAGTTACCGTGAAATGACCTTTGAAGAAGAAAGTGAAATGGGACGAAACACCAGCAAATTCCCCATTGCCCGTGACAAAAACAAAGAAAAATTCATGGTGTTTAACTTGGATGCCATCCAGACATTGGCTATGCACTGCCGAACCTGCGACAAAGCCGCCATTATGAAGTGGGTTATGGGTGAGGTGAAACGCCATGCAATACAGCAAGCATTGCCACAAGTGCAGTTGCCACAGCGGTTTTTGGTTAGTGTGGAAGGCGGAACACAACAAATAATACCAATTGCAGATGATGCTATTGTGGCGTCAGGGCATGAACTACCAAAATTTATTCCTGAAATGGGTTTAGATGATGAAGTGCTAGAAGAAGTTATGGAAGTGAGCAACAGGGCGTTGCGTAAAAAGTAAGAGAGTATGCGAACTTTTACGCACACCCTTTAGACAACCAGCGCAAAATTGCGCTGGTTCTATTTGGAAGGTTGTGTGGCAGTCACCGCGCAACGGTACCCGCCTTTTGCGTCACCCCTTGCGGTGACCTTATCAATTGACCAATCCCCTGCCATTTCTGGCGGGAACGAATCATTAAGCTGCAGCAGTCCTTCAGCCACCAAATACGGGTCACCAGGCAAGTCCATACGAACGCTGGCACCTTTACGCTTAACTCTGGTCAGCTCATCCCTGCAAGCGTGCTGGGCGGCTGTCTCGCTTTCGTATGGCTGGCGCAACTTCTTGAACGGTGCTTGGCCATCAGTGACTTCATGCTCATCACCAGTGGCTGTATCCGTCCATTTAGCCTTAACACCTGCCACATTGGTACGGCTCGGCCTGTCCAGTTGGCAGTTGATAAAGCGGCCAAGGTCAGTTGGATCATTATTACCAGGTAAAGCCAAAGCAACTGGTGGAATGTCCTGCCCTGTGATGGTTTTGATTTGGCCACGCTTGGCCAGCACATACAAATCATTCACCGGCTTGGCTACTGCATCCCGTTCTCTGGCTAATCGGGTTAAGAAAGCACTGTCTGTTTCATCCACCTGGTCAACGTGCTCCAGCTGGATGCCCTCAAACTCTGACGCTACTCTTGGGCTAAAACCATGCTCACTGACAATCTGGCGGAACAGGTCAGCCAGTGTAATAGCTTCAAAAGAACGGGTGCGCCGTTCCTTAAAGCGGGTTTTGTCATCCACTTGGAATGGTGCAGCAGTGGCCACAATGGTCACTGATGGCGGGAACAGCTTGGGCGCTATGCGGGTGATGGTGAAATCACCCTTATCAACCAGCTTGTCATCATAGCCTTCCAGCCATTTCAGCACACCGCCTTCCTTGGGTAAGCCAGACTGGCCTGCCGTGTCCACAGTCAACATGATCTGGTCAGAGCGAATGCCAGCAGCGTCAATGCGCTCCCAGCTAGTCAATCGACTGTTGATGATGGCAGCACCAGGCCCCTGCACTTGCACGCGGGGTATATAACCTAATCCCATACATTCACCACTTCAGCAGGGGCTGGGTCTTCCAGTTCTGGCAGCTTGATGTTGATACCAGCTGGTAAAACAGGCCCATATTGTTCAAGCCCTGGGTTGAGTTCATACAGGGCTTCTTCAGCCTCATCATCTTCCCGACCCAAAGCCAACCAGAGGATTTGCGAAACGGTATCACCGTCACGGCTACGAACTGTTTTCACTTGCGTATTCCTCCAACTCAATGGTGAAACCGGTCACCATGGCGGTACCATCATCAATGATGTTTGATTGCTTTTCCTGCAGCTTTTTAATTGTCCACAGGCCAAGGTTGTTGCCATAACCATCAGTTAGCACCATGGGCAAGCGTTGTGCCTGGAGCGCACGCAACTTATCCATGTTGGCCATGCCATCACCCTTGAACCAATTGCCAGTAATGCTGATGTTTTCCAGCTGCTGGCCAGTGTTCTGGCTCATGGGCTTTTGACCGTAACGGGGAACAGTTACCCATCCCCCATCACTGCTACGCACAAGCCCTTCATAGGGCGTGCCCTCACTCAGTGAGAACACAAACCCACCTAACGACATCATTTGCTTCATGTGTCACTCCTATCTGACAGGCTGGCATCAGCACGGGTATCCATGTCAGTGTTACCCATCAGAACGGGGCTTAATTCGGCTTCCATGCGTGCCATCAAGTCATTGGCAACACGCTGGTCATAGGCAGGATCACCGGAAGGGGTGACCTGAATAGTTGGGCTAAAGGTGATCTGCTTGTTCACCTGCTGCAGCTGCTCGGCTTTCTTGGCCACTTCTGCAGGTGCAGGTTGCTCGGTTTTGTCTTCACTGAACCAGCCACCGACCTTTTCACCAAGCCAGCCACCAAGCTCACCGCCACCAAAGCCACCAATCACGCTGCCAATGATGCCACCCACTGCAGTGCCAACAATTGGCACCACTGAACCAATAGCAGCACCTGCCATGGCTCCAGCAGCTGCACCACCTAAACCGCCAACCATATCCCCTGCGGTACCGCCAATACTCTTGGCATCACCATCAGCAATGGCAGAGGTCAAAGCAGCGCCCTGCAGAGCAACATCAAGAGGTCTGAATAACTTGCCTCCAACCTTGCCCACTTTGCCAAGCATCCCTGCAGATGGCAGCAAACCTGCCAAACCTGCACTGGCTCCAGCCATGTCTGCACCTGCCAACGCCATATCACCGGCATTAGCTGCACCAGAGAACATGGTCAGGGCTGCGCCACCACCTAACAATCCAGCCATGCGGCCAAACTTGCCACCCATGCGTGGGCGGCGTCTGGTGGTTGGGGTTGCCCCTGCCATGGCGGGTTCTGGAGCAAAGCCACCAAGAAGATCACCAATGCCACCGGCTAACCGACCAAAACGACCACGGCCACGGGTTCTACCTCTGCGGGAACGTCCACGACCTTCACGGCCATAACCACCTGCAGCACCGCCACGGCCTAAGCCAGCCAGTTTACGGTTGAGTCTATCCAGGGAACGTGATGCCAGATTGGCACTTTGACTGGTTTGCCCTGTTGAACGTGTTAGTTTATTTAAGCCTACCTGAGCAACACTTAGCTTTCTTCTATCAAGAAAATTACCGCCAAACAGCTTGGTGGCTTTCCATGCAATGGCACCTGCTTTCATCAACCCCCAACCACCGACAACAGCTAATATGCCATCAACTACGGCTGGAGATTCCTGAGCAAGTTTCGTAAACCATTCAGCAACTGAAATCAGCTTAGGAACAAAAAAATCAACCACTGGGAATAAGCGTTCACCTATTGCAATGGTCATATTATCAAATGAGGTACTTAACTGGTTAAGCTGGTGCTGTCTGGTCTTAGAGCGGTTGGCGTATTCATCATTCACGCTGTTGGCACGGTCTGCTTCATCAGCAACACGGCTGAATGCCTTTCTCAAACCGTTCTTGTCGTCGTCCAGCGTGGTGACCAGCTTGGCCACCGCACCTTTGACTTCAGAGCCAAACAACTGGGAGATGATGGCGCCACGGTCAGCAGCATCCACATCCTGCAGTTCTCGCAGCACTTCAACCAATGTGCCTTGGGCATCTTCCTGCATGGCCACTGATAACTCTTCAGCATCAAAGCCAAGCCTGTCCAGTGCCTCTTTCTGGCTGCCTGTGGCGGCATAGCCAGAGGTTAATGCACCGGTGATGTTCTTCAGTGCCGTTGCTGCGGTTTCTTCAGTCGCACCACCGGCAATCAAACTGGCAGACAGGGCTGCTGTTTCGTTAGCACTAAAGCCTGCACCCATAGCGGTGGAGCCTTGGCGAACCAGCACGGCAGCAATATCTTGCGCCTTGGCGTTCATGTTATTGCCAAGGAAGTTGGTGGCATCCGCCAAATCCAGTGCTTCTTCTTGGCTCATGCCCATGGCAGCACGCCACGTTGCCAGCGTTTTGCCAGCATCTTCTGCAGACACTTCCCACGCCACGCTCATCTTGGTGGCAGACTCAGCGAACTGCAGGAGTTGATCCTTTTCAATACCAGACTGACCAGCAGCAGCCACAATCTGGGCCACGCCCTCATTGCTTACGCCAAGTTCTGCGGCCATGCTCATCATCTGGCGGCGGTAATTATTGGCTTCTTCCTCACTGGAGAAGTTCACCACCTTCTTCACATCTGCAAACACGCTTTCATAATCAATGGCACGCTTACCTGCCATCAACATGGGGGCTGCTTGGGCTGCAAGGCCAACGGTCTGGCCTAATAGCTCACCCTTTTGCGCGTTTCGGGCATCAATACGCCCTTTAATCGTTTGCACCTGCTTGAGCTTGGCAGCCTGCTGCTCAAGTGCCAGATTCGCCTGCTTGGTCTGTTTGGCCAAACGCAGCTCTTCTGCACCCAGTGCATTCACTTTCAAGCCTGCTGCCGTCATATCACGGCGCAAGCCTGCCAACTCTTTGGACTGGCGCCCATAGGTGGTATTCAGCTTGGCCACTGAGCGTTCAGCTTTGCGAATCGCTGCAGCGTGTTCAGCAGCAGACTGACCTGCTGCAGCTTCACCGGCACGCAGTTGCTTCAGCTCTGCCTTAGCACTGGAAAGCCTGCGCTCAGTGTCACCCAGCTGAGTGGATAACCCCTTAAAACGGCCAACCATCTGGGACTTGGTACCCAGTGACTGCAAGGCTTTTTCAGTTTCGGAAACTGCAGTGGTCAGCTGCCCTGCGCTTTTCTCTGCACTGGCAACAGGGCGGCTGAATTTATCGACCGCTGCCAGGGTAATGGAAACTTGTTCTTTCACGCTTACCTCTTTTTAATTCCCAACTTTGCAGCAGCCAAGTGGTAACGCCGCATGGCCTCATCAATGCGCCACCCCATTACTTCACTGGGTGCAACGTGATAGACCAGCGGTATTACATCGGTTAAGACTTCAACGTCTCTTGGCGAAAGTAATCCGCCGATTTTTGCAAAAAATCAATTAGCCGCTCCTGCAGCTGGTTCCAATCTGGCAGGCTCATGCGCTCAAGTTCTTGGTTACTGAAACCACTGCAGCTGGCACTAATAAACAGCGTGCGTTCCCACTCATCATCATGGGTATCCATCAAGTCAGTGGTGGCAACCGTAGGTGGTCGCAGCTTGTAAGCAGTCTTGTCCTTACCATCATCACCTTGGAAGGTGATCAGCAAAGCTGGTTCATCTGGGTCAAAGCCTTCTGGCTTCAACGTGCCTGCAGTGCTTTGCATCAGCTCCAGCACTTTGGATTGGATGCTGTTGTAATCAGGGGTAACCAGGCGCTTTAACTCATCCAGAGTCAGGCCGGTACTGGCACAGATGCAGCCACGCAAAATGGCATTGTCATCACCCTTGTGCTTTTTACTCAGTTCACGGTGCTGGCCCATGGTCAGGGTCTTCACCACAACGGTTTTCAATTGCTGGCTTTTGTCATCATCAATCGGCCAGTTCAGGTCATGCGTTTTTTGAAACATAATCTTGATCCCATAAAAAAGGCCCCAATCCGAAGAAAGGGGCCAACCTGTAGCTACTCAGGGAATTAACGAAAAGGAAGGCTTACGGCATTCCAACATTGCGGCGGTGCTCTGCCATCAAATCACCCTGCCCCAAGTTGAGAATTTGAGCATTGCTGTCAATGTCATAGATGGTTTTGCCGTTCTCAGTCTTCTTGTAGGCGGTCACGGCCATTTCTAATTCTTGGTTAGGCACTTCACCCATCTTACTGGCTGAGTCCTTCAGAGAAATGATCTCACCGGTCACGCTGTACACGATGGCAAACTTGTTACCATCTTCATCCTGCTGCGACT